TAATCATAATAAGTTGGATCGGGTCCGGGGGCATTAGGATCTGCTCCTGTTACTGGAGCAGTGACATTGGGATCAATAATACCGCCAGGGTAAGGTGCTCCTATGCCGGGTTCAAATAGATTATTTATAGGGGCAAAATCTATTCTTGGATCCCCGCCTGCGCCTGCACCCGCCGTCGGTAAAACATCATGTACAGGGTCATATGCTGTGTATCCAGGCTCACCATAACTTGAGGGCAACGGTTTAGTTCCTGTGGCTGCGTCCACGGCTTCTTGAACTGGGTCGGCTTGCGGAGGGGGTTGAGTTAAGTCAATTTCTGGAAAACCTGCCTCTTCCCACGCACTACCGGGAGGGGGTTGGTATCCGGGATTCGGTGCCGTATATCTTTCACCTGTTTCTTTGTTGACCCAAGGAACCATTACTTGAGCATACATTTTGGTTGGATCTCCAGGCGTAAATCCGTATTGGTTAGCTGTTCCACCACCAACTGCTGCGTCCACGGCAGTTTGTACTGGGTCGGTTTGTGGAGGGGGTTGATTAAAATCAAATAAATTTTGTATGGGTTTTGGTTGGCCAGTTGTTAAATCAATCGCCGGGGGCATCACCATTGCCTGCATTTGTCCTGGTCCTACATCTGGCATCGGGGGTTGATACATCGGATTGCCGGTTATGGGGTCTGTAAAATAACGACCACCGGGTGTGACACCGGGTGGTAAATCAGGCGTTTGTCCACCGCCAACTGCTGCGTCCACTGCGTCTTGTATAGGACCTATAGGTGGAAGATTAGGCCGTTCACGATAAGATCCACCTCTGCCTACAGGCCCACCTCTTTGAAACTCTAACGGTACTCCTTCTATTGGTGGATTTAGTATATCCAAAGGAGCGTCCCATTCTTTTTCTAATCTTATGCCTCTTTCTTGTTTTAGTTGATTTTCTAAAGCTCTTGAACGAGATGCTTCACTAGATCGTTTTGTGCTATGTGGTACTCTTCTGGCAATAACTTTTTCTTTAGCTCTCATTTTTTTTAAAGCTTGTTTAACTAGCTGCGGACCATATTTTTTTACGCCTGCTCTAGCTCCATTAGCTAAAATAAATTTAATTATTAGTGGTAATAATAATAAGGGTCCTGGCATCAGTCCTTACTCCCTGATTTCTTTTCTTGATTAATGCGTTGTCTTTCCACGTTGACCTTCAATGCTGCTATATCTTCCTGTGCCCTTAAACTCTCTTCTTCCGATTCATCCTTTTGTCTAAGCTTGGCCTTATCTAATTGAATCTTCTTCGTATCCGCTTTATCTTTTTGTTTTAATTTGGCTTTATCCAAAGAACTCTTCTTCGTATCCTCTTTATCTTTTTGTCTAAGCTTGACACTATCCAATTGGATTTTCTTCTCGGCAATTAGTTTATCATCTTCATTCTCTTTTGCACGAATTTCCAATTCCTGTTGCTTCAATGCGACCACACCATCATCCGGTGGGGTTATTATTTCTTCCAGTCGCGGCATGATTTGTTCAAGGATCTTGGCTTCCAATTGTGCTTTCAACATCTCTTTCTGCGGATTAGGCGGTGGCGGCGGTGCCATGCCACCTTCTTGCATCTGCGGTATTTGTTGCGGAGGCATTTGTTGCGGAGGTAGTTGCTGAGGCTGTTGCGGCATTTGCTGAGGCTGTTCCGGCATTTGTTGGTCGGCCAAGTTCTGTGCTTCCAGGGATACGTGTTGGAAAACGTGCGCCACCAACATGGATAATGCCATGGGATTGGACATCGGTATGCCAGTTTCCAGGAACGACAAATGCACCTCAATGTGTACCATGTGGGCTTGCTCAGGGAAAGCCTCCAAAGGCGCACCCATCAAGGCCATCCCGTTCTCTTTCGCGGGATCTATAGGAACGGGAGGAGGTGGATCAGGAGCAAATAAGGCCTCTATATTTTCAGAACCGAGGGCTTGATACATCCTCCGGTAAGATTCCTTAAGGTTGTGTATTTCCGGATTGCTTTGTACCAATTGAAGTTCCTGTTGCGCCAAGGTAATACGTTGACTCATGGAAAAGAAATTGGGATCACTGACGGGTATCACATCTATGCGATCGTCAAAGTCCGTTTGTTTTATGGCTTGATCCCCGCCCACCACTTGATATGGATAAACGGGGGGTAGGTATTCAGAGAATAATCTAGCCAGTATTCTAAATTCTGTTTTTTGGGCGTAGTGCAATCTTTTATGGACGGCGGACATGACCCGTGTGCCTTGTTCCAATAATGCCATGGTCGTGCCTACGGGCATTTCCTGATTGCCTTCCCCTATCTGGAGATTGGCAATGGAAGCAAAGCGTTGTCCCGCTTCCACGCAGAAGCCGAGTAGTTGCATGAGCGTGGCCGAAGGTTCTTTATACGGCAACGGTATTAGGGAATCCCTAAGCGCTCCGCCCGGTGCATCGACATCACGGAACTCGCCCGGTTCCAACGGTGTTTCGTCGTCCCTGATTCTGAGTCCCCTGGCCTTGAACCCAGCGGGGAGGTTCGCTAGGGTTCCGGCATCTATTAATTGTCTGAGGGCGCCGGTTGCTGTTCTGGATAAGCCACCGATCATGTGTATTAGCCCAAAGCCATAAAAGCCAAGGCCAGGGAGAAATTTGTAGTGCACAAAATATTGTATTTTTTTCTTTAACGGATCATCCTGTAGATAGTTCCTGCGAATCGCCAAGACCTTATTGGAGGTCCTGTCGACGGTAATGATAAAGGGGAGATGGAAGCCATCAGGATCTTCAAATCCCGGTATGTCCGTAGAGACATGGAATTCCAGTAATTCATAAAGCATTTCATTGATGCCCGCTCGAATGCCTTCGAGTTCGTCTTCCTTGTCCTTGGGATCATTGGCAATATTAGTTTCCGAAGGCTCCAAGGAAATATCCCGATAGAAGCCGGCGACTTGTTGGGCACGGACTTCGTTATGCGTCATCTTTACTATATGCGTGACGCGTTCACAGGTTTCCAGATTGCTGGCAGTATAGGGCACCACCAAATCTTCCACCGGCACGAAGGTACTGACCGCACGTTGTTTGCTGGTATCGTAGTAAACTTTCTTGAAAGCAGTACCCGCCAACGGTAAATAGAACAACAATTGGTCCATTTCAGGGGTATATTCGTCCATTACCGTGGTTATTTGGTAATTCATAAACTCTTGAACTCTTCTCGCCTGCTCCTCAATCTCCGGGGTTTCGTTACCCAATACCCGTGTTTTTACCGGTCCTTTCGAGGGTAATAGCTCTTTAAAGGCCTGTGCTTGGAATTGCGTCACCGATTCCGCCAATAACGGATGCGTAACGCCGGAGGCACCGGGAAAAGGACGATCCCTTTCCTCATACCTGAAACCAAGTAAATTCAAGCCCTTGACATAGGCATCTTCCCACTCTGAACGGGTGCCTTTATCATCTTCAAATTCACCCACAAGATTATTGGCAATGAGTCCTAGTTCTCCCTCCTCCAGAAAATCAGCTAAGTTAGCATCAAACGGGACCTCGCTCATGGGGTCTTCATCGGGAAAATAATTGATTTCAGCACCACCGCCATCGGATAACTCCACGGCGATATCATTCATTCCGTCCGGGGACAAAGGTGCTTCTATCTGGACTTCGATACCGTCTTCAACTTCCAGATCAATGAGATCTGACAATCTTTCTATATTAGTGGGTACTTTATTCTCTGCCATTACTTACTATTCCCTGAGCCCTCTTAAAATCATACCCACTTTTTAAGTTACGGGCTTGGGTCTTTGGACTGAATACCCTTTTTCCAGCAGTTGCCATAGCAAGCTCTTAAAATACGCCTGTGAACTTAGTTCCCCGTTTTGCATCTCCGCCGCCACGACTCTTGCCTTTTCCGGCACCGGGCTGAGGGCCCTTGGAAGTGGCTTGAGTTTTCTGTTTTGCATAAGGAACAAAGCCTTGGTCCTTTATCTTTTCACCTTTATCTGCCATTGTTTACTCCTAGTAATACTCTTTTAGCCTGCGCGGATATCCATCCTGCATGTCGTCATCCGATTCTAAACCAATAAATCCGCCCTGTCGATAACGCATTAGCGCCTGCGTAGTGGAATCCACCAAGTCATCGTAGTCGCCAAATGGAAACGCCGCACATTCCTCGACCAATTCCTCCGCCCAGCGTGTTTCCGGTACGTAGACCATGCCCGATTCCAGTAACGGCGCCACCGCATTTACCCGTGCAATCTTGTCGTGGCCTCTGCCCGGTGAATAATTGACCACCGGGATCCCCGCTTGGCGTAATTCGTCGGTCAATGGGAGCCCTGATGCTTTGGCTTCGACAATAACCGTATCCGGATCCCAATAAGTGTATTGTTCGTAAGCGACCCGTTTTAGCTCCGGGAAGTCCCAACGTCCTTTTTTGACGTCGAGGAGTAAAAGCGCGGGCCGTGTAGAGTTCTCGTCCGGATAAAATACGCACCACGTCGTGATCGCTGAGT